ACACCGATTGAAGGCACGATAGATCAAGCGCTTGAGCAAATGAAACAAAAGCAAGCAATGGCAGCACAACAGCCGCCACAGCCTGATCCAGAGATGCTAAAGATGCAAGCAGATCAACAGCGTGAGCAAGCTAGAACTGAGGCAGATATGCAAATCGAACAAGTCAAGATGCAAAGCGAAGCAGCGCTAGAGAAGCAAAAGCAAGACTTTGAAGCGTGGAAAGTTCAGTTTGAAGCGCAAAACAAGCTCAACCTTGCTCGCATTGCTGCAAACCCCGGCGTTGATGTTCCCCTGCTTGAAGCTCAAGAGCTACAGTCTAAGCAAATGGTTCAACAACTTGGTGCAAGCCTAAATGACGCTATCAATCGTATGGGTCAATTGCATGAAGGTATGATGCAGATGCAAGCACAGACAATGCAACAGATTGAGGGCGTAAGAAACGCTGCAACAGCACCTAAACGTGTCATTCGTGGCGCAGACGGTAAGGTTGTTGGTGTCGAGGTTGTGCAATGACGCTCTACTATTCGAACGCTACACGACACGCCCAAAATGAAGGGTTAATCACCTATGCTGCAACGAATTCGCAATTCAATCTCTACAGCGGTACACAACCTGCAAATGCTAATACAGCGATTACGACGCAAGTTCTTCTCGTAAGTATGCCGATAGCAGGTGTGTTTGGTACTGACACAAACGGTACGCTGACACTGGGGGCGGTAACGCAGACAAACGCAGCAGCATCAGGTACTGCGAGCTTCTTTCGCATATTCAAGTCTGATAACTCTGTCGTAATGGACGGTTCTGTAGGTTTGTCTAGCGCAGATTTGATATTGAACAGCGTTGACATTGTTGCTGGTCAAAGCGTAGACATCACAGCAGGTACGATTATTCGGGGTAACGCATGACAGTCACCGTAAAACACCCATTTGTAAGCGCTATCCCTGATTCTGCGGATACGAGCTTAGTCCGTCCTAGTAATTGGAACGCTGACCATACTATCATCGGTCTGGGTACGGCAGCAGAGAAAGACGTAGGCGTTGCTAACGGTGTCGCTTCTCTTGATTCTGGTGGCAAAGTACCCGTTTCTGAGCTTCCTGCGGCTGTCTTGGGGGCGCTAAGCTATCAAGGCACATGGAACGCATCAACAAACACTCCAACGCTCGCTTCTGGTGTCGGCACAAAAGGCTACTACTACGTTGTGAGCGTTGCAGGGTCTACAAACCTTGACGGGATCACTGACTGGAAGATTGGCGATTGGGCGGTATACAACGGCACAGCTTGGCAAAAAGTTGATAACACTGAATCGGTAGTGTCGGTCAACGGTCAAACTGGCGTTGTTGTTTTAGCTGTCGGTGACATCAGCGGCGCAGCAAACGCACCGACAAACACCAACATTACTTCAATGACAGGCGTGACAGGTGGCATCAGTTCGCCTGATTACATTCAATTTGACACAGCGTATGCAACAACGCTAACTGCTGGTCAGCTCGGCTGGGATGGCAACAACACGCTAGGCATTGGCATGGCTGGTGGCCATGTAATTCAACACATTGGTGAGGATCAGTTCTTTTATTGCAAAGCAACATCAGCAATAACAAAGGGTCAAGTTGTGATGTTCACAGGCGCAGTCGGTGCTAGTGGTGTACCAACTGGCGCACCAGCTACAGGCATTGCTGATGGCTCTTACATCATGGGCGTGGCTGCTGAAACCATTGCACTTAACGATTTTGGTCTAATTCAGACATTTGGAACGCTGCGTAACGTCAATACATCAACATACGTTGATGGTGAGATTCTTTGGTACAACCCTGCGGTTACAGGCGGTTTGACAGCTACAAAACCAAGTGCGCCGAATGTCAAAGTGCAAATGGCTGCTGTAATCAATGGCGGCTCAAGCGGTGGCGGCACGATACTAATTCGCATTAATCCCGGCTCGCAACTCGGTGGCACAGACTCAAACGTACAGATTGGCACACCAATAAGCGGCAATACTTTAATTTATGACGCTGCTGTAGGATATTGGAAAAACGCTAATTTAAGCGCTGGCACAGGCATTTCTGTTACTAATGGCGCAGGGTCAATTACGGTTGCTAACACAGCGCCTGACCAAACTGTTGCCTTGACTGCTGGCACAGGCATCAGCGTTTCAGGCACATACCCTAGCTTTACAGTTACAAACACTAGCCCATCGAGCGGTGGCACAGTCACAGCGGTCACAGGCACAGCGCCAGTTGTATCGTCTGGCGGCACAACTCCTGCAATCTCAATGGCTGCGGCTACAAGCTCAGTTAACGGGTATCTGACAAGCACAGATTGGACAACATTTAACAGCAAAGGCTCTGTCACTAGCGTTGCTGCGTCTGTACCGTCATTTTTAAGCGTTGCAGGCTCGCCAATTACGACTTCTGGCACGATAGCGATTAGCTACTCAGGCATAGCATTACCTGTCGCTAACGGCGGTACAGGCGTAACTTCTGTCGGCACAGCAGGAAACGTGCTGACATCGAACGGCACAGCTTGGGTTAGTTCAGCGCCAGTTAGCAGCAACATCACAGCGCAAGGCTTGTTTGAGAACGCCAACACAATCTCTGCAAACTACACAATTGGCACAAATAACAACGCTGTGAGTGCAGGGCCAATCACCGTAGCGTCGGGCTTCACCGTCACAGTCCCATCCGGAAGCGTCTGGACTATCGTATGACAGCAGCTTTTCAGCTTAATGCGTTTCAACCTAATGCGTTTCAGACGCTCACGATTACTGGCGTACTGAGCGCAACAGACCAAAACGACTCAGGCTCGTTCACCGGGGTTGTGCAGGTTGCACCGATAGTTGTGATGGATATGCACGACGGTGGGCCAAAGAAACGCAAGAAAGAAGCCGCCAAGCAAAAGAAACGCAGAGACGAGATTATTGCTCTATTTGAACACTTGGTTGAGGGTAAACCCCTAGTCGCTGAAGAAATAGCCGCACCCTTCATTAAGGAAGCTACAATAAGCGAACTAAAGTCGATAGATTTTATCAATAGTATTGACTTTGATGCGTTGATGGCTGACTTAGCAAGAGTTCAGCAAATCTATGACGCTTACATTGAAATGGACGATGAGGAGGTTCTTGCTCTGCTATGAGAAAGACTTACGTTTATGTGGATGGCAAACTGGTCGAGAAAGGTTCGGATGAACACCTTGACAAGTTGTATGGCCCGTTCGTGATGCCTGACATCAAGCCCTATCAAAGCATGATTGACGGTTCGATGATTACGAGCCGCTCAAGGCATCGTGAACACCTGCAAGCACATGGCTGCATCGAAGTGGGCAACGAAAAGATGGAAACCAAATATACGCCAATTTCGCAGGATAGCCGACGAGATGTGTTGCGCCAACAGCTTGGCAACATGACGCACAAAGAAGCACAGCGAATTTTGACCGATATACGCAGAAAATTTACTTGAGGGAGTATCTATGAGCGACGAACAGCTAGACCGAAAAGAACTTTTGATGCAGCAATTTGAAGCTGCGGAAGATGCACAACCTGTAGTGGACATTACACCTGCTGCGCCTGTTTCGGCTGAACCTGCGCCAGAACCGCCAGTTTGGGAGCGTCCCCCTGCATCGTGGAAGAAAGACTATCACGAGGTCTGGACAACGGCTGACCCAAAGCTCAAAGAATACGCTTGGCAACGTGAAGAAGAAATGAAGAAAGGGGTCGAACCCTTGCTTTCCAAGGCTCAATTTGCTGACCAGATTCAGCAAGCAATTGAACCGTACCAAAACAACCTGCGAACACTAGGTATTGCGCCCCCACAAGCGATTAAAGCGCTGATGGATGCTGACAATGTTCTGCGTCACGGAACACCCCAGCAGAAAGCGCAAATGTTTTCTACTCTTTCGCAACAATATGGTGTAAATTTAGGGGAAATCAGCAATCTGCAACAACAGCCTGTTGATCCCACTGTGTCGATGCTTCAAAACGAGCTTTATAGCGTCCGAAATGAAGTAATGACATGGAAACAGCAGCAAGAAGCAGCACAAAACCAAGCTCTTTTAGGCGAAATTAATACTTTTGCTGAGAAAGCTGAGTTTTTTGAGGATGCCCGTCCGACAATGATCCAGCTCCTGAACTCAGGAATGGCGCAGAACTTAGATGACGCATACAACAAAGCATTACGCCTAGACGAAGCTCTGTCTGGCAAGCTACAGCAAAGCCAACAAGCTAAAGCTGAAGCAGCTAAACGAGAATCGGCTAACAAAGCAGCGAAATCTGCTCGGGCGGCAGCGGTCAGCGTTAAAAGCTCTACACCCGGAGTGAACACGGCTACCAAAGCGCAAGATAGACGTTCTTTATTGGCTGAACAAATAGACAGCCTTAACGAACGCTTTTGATAACCTAATCGGAGATTATTATGGCATTTGCCAATAGCTCGATCAGCGACATCATTGCGACTAACATTCAAAGCCGCACTGGTGAGCTTGCTGACAACGTAACAAACAACAACGCTTTACTGCGCCGCCTCAAAGAGCGTGGCAACGTAAAGACTTTCTCTGGCGGTAACGTAATTTTGCAAGAAATTATGTACACCGACAGCGCAACCGACAACACTAACTCGTACTCTGGCTACGAAGTGCTGAACGTATCGCAGAACAGCCCAATTTCGGCTGCTCAGTTCTCGATCACTCAGTACGCTGCTGCTGTCTCTATCTCTGGCTTGGAAATGATCCAAAACAGCGGTAAAGAAGCAATCATCGACTTGCTCGATGGTCGTATGATGGTCGCAGAAGCTCAGTTGGCTAACCGTATCTCGCAAGATATTTATCTTGACGGTACTGGTAACAGCGGTAAGAACATCACTGGTTTGGGCGCAGCAGTTCCTGACGCTCCTGCGACTGGCACATACGGTGGAATTAACCGGGCTACTTGGTCGTTCTGGCGCTCTGTTGCTTACTCTGGCGTAACTGATGGTACTGCTGCTGTCTCGGCTTCCAACATCCAGAAGTATATGGATGCGGTTGCTGTTCAGTTGATTCGTGGAACAGACAAGCCTGACTTGATCGTTTGCGACAACAATTACTACAGCCTGTATCTTCAGTCGTTGCAAGCAATTCAGCGTATTACTGATGGTGGTAACTCTGGCGTTGGCGCTGGTTTTGCAAGCCTGAAGTATTACGGCGCTGGTATGGCTTCTGACGTTGTGCTTGACGGTGGTATCGGCAACGATGCAACTGCTAACCATATGTGGTTCTTGAACACCAAGTACATGATGTTCCGTCCACACGTTGATCGCAACTTCGTGCCAATCGGCGGCGAACGCCAAGCTGTTAACCAAGACGCTATCGTGAAGCTAATCGGCTGGGCCGGGAACCTCACATCGTCTGGCCCACAGTTTAACGGCGTGTTGATTGCTTAATTAACATAAAAGGAAACTATCATGGCTTATTCAGTCTCGCCAGTCATCGGTGCTACCCTAACTAGCACCGTTACCACCAACACCAACAGCGCAGGTACGGCTGTTCCCACAAGCGGCCCTCTCGGTCTGCAAGTGTTTGGTTCGGATGGTAAGTTGTATGTGTTGGCAAAAGCTAACGCAAGCATTGCTGCTTCTGACGCAGATTGCTCAGTTGACCCAGCCACGTTCTTGGCTACTGCTTCTGGTGGTTCTTACACCAGCCCAGCAGTTGCTCTGGTGTCGGGTGACTTTGCATGGTTTAGCAAAGCATCGGTGTAAAGTAGTCGGGGGGTTGGGCAACCTTCCCCCCATTTTTATCTAACGGGAGAAGATTTTGGGACTAGATAGCGATATTCGTAATGCAGACTCGCAATTGTTTGTTGAGTTTTATACGTTTGAACACCCTAGTACGGATGTAAAAAAACCGTATCAAGGCGTTCCTTTTGTTAGAATTGTAGTGCCGGGTGATAAGACTAACGTAGTCGAGCAACCTGTTCGTGATAGTCATAAGCAGAGGTTTCCTCGTCAATGGCTACACTATCAGATGCAGAACAGCGATGCACACATGATTGGCACTCCGTTAAAAGATTGGCACTTAGCTCGTCCGGGCGAGATCAATCAGATGCAGTTGGAAGAATTGAGTATTTTGAAGT